CCAAGAACATTCAAACTCTTGTTGATACTGATCCTCGGTCATCAGTTTCCTGGCTTCTTCTAGCTCGGTCTTAGGTACTAGGTTTGTTTCACTAGCCTTATAGATACAAGTGTACCAGGCGGGATCTCCTTTTGCTTTTTCATACAAATCATAAAAACTGTTCATTCCCGCTGGAGTTCCTATAAAGGCTACACTACCTAGGCGGTCTGCTACCGCTGGTCTAATAATCTCTGGAAACATTCTTTCATCCATTTGTGCATACTCATCACAAAATACCATGTCAAAGTATTGACCTCTGGCACTATCGGGATTTTCAGCACCAAACAATGTAACTCTAGCTCCTGTTGGAAAGTCAGCTCTTAATTCTGTTTCATTATACTTCATACCAGGTATCTTCCTGGAATAATGTTTAATATAATCCCAGGCAATCAATTTAGCCTGGACTCTTGTTGGTGCGAAGAATGCACCCCTAAAGGCTCTTTTTTTGCTCGTCAGAGCCGATTTAATTAAGTGGTTGATAGAGAAGATGGTCTTACCTCCTCGCCTGTGCATAACGCAGACTGCAAATCTGTATTTGTCTAATGCCTGGTGCAGAGTCTTTTGCTGCGGTCTAGGGGTATAAGGTATCTCTATTGTTTTCATACCTCATTACCCCATACATCCCAGCCTGGTGTTTTATTCCTAGCAAATAATTCTATTCTTGGTAGATCACCACATAATTCAACAATTCTATCTCTAACACAATCTGGTTTTCTACTGTGTTCTCGTCTAGGCTCTTGTATTATTTGTTTTATATTTTTTGCTTCTCTCCAATATTTACCTTTTAATCCTATTAAACAAAATTCTGCATTTTGATTTGTATAATAACCCATGCCAGAATAGGCTTTAGATAAATCTTTTGTTAATTTTACCCAAACAAAACCTACAGTTTTAAAGTTAAAACCCCAGGATTGAATAACTTTAAATCCATAATCAAGTAAACTGCTAGTACACCATAAAAAAAGCATACTATTATCACTACATATTGATTTAACATCAATAGAACAAATTTCTTCTAAAGATAATGTTTTATAATGTTTATCAGCACCACCAGCACCATTAGGATTTTTAAAACCACTTCCTGCTCTTTTATCATTGTAAGACCAAGCTGGATCAGCATATATAATATTATATTTTTTATTAGGGAAGGAAATCATCAATGAATTGTATAACTGATGAAACTAGGCAGCTCTGGTATGAAGTCTATATCTAAATGTTCACAAATAATCTGTGCAGCTGTAATCATGCTGTTTTCATCTTTGAATTGTCCTAGAATAATCTTAACTTCTTTAGTTTTGTTGTCTATGACTACTTTTGCTAAAACTTGTTTATCTTCGTGCAAGTGTCTTGAACTCCCATGTATTATATATACTCAGACGCACCGCACATTTTTGGGGTATCAAAGTTTTTTTTGTTTGTATTTTGTTCATTATTTTTGAGATTTTTTTTATATAAGTCCTCTAATACATATTATGCAACAAATAGTTCTATATTTATCAACGTTTTTTAGACTGCGACATTCTTGACTACTATATCTAGTGCTGGGTTTTTTCATTTTTCTCAGAACTTCTTGTCGTGTGTGCGAGATCCGCTTGTTTGTCGGCTGTGCTGCCATCTTCCTTCCAAACAACCTGGATAACTGGATCACCTTCATTAACAACAGTCTGCTTATCACCGAATACATTTACCAGCTTAGACACCAACCACCTGGCATGATGTAGCTTCTCTCTGTACCATTGTACCTTCTGTGGCTCTACCTCTTGATCCAGTAGCTCCTGGCACTTATCCAACCAGACCATAGCTCCCATGCGTCTAGCATCTAATACTTTATCCTTAAACTTATCATCTTCTCTCATCCAGGTATTAACAGTAGATTGACCAGGCATTCCCTTATCTCTACAAATACTAACAAGAGTTTCACCAAGCTCTAGCTTTTGCAATATGTTCTGTAATATATTTTTTGATTTCTTCATCTGATTTATTTTTAAATGGCAATAAGTTCTTATATGCCTTTAGTTTCCCTTCTGGACTTGTAGCTCCATTACTTAATCCACCATGATACCGACAAACATACCGACCATTCTTACACAAGATACCTTTAGCCTGGCACTGTTTACCATCATATTTTCTTTTGGCTTCACAATATATTTTTTTACTTGGTCTACCAACCATTATTATTTCTTCTTAAATTCTTTTACAATACCTAAATGCACTGCATAATCCCATGCAGCTTTGCTTGTCTTAGGATTTAAATACAGTTCTTTCCATTTAAATGACTCCTGGTAATTACCAGTCTTTTGTACATATCGCTGTCTAATTGCTTCTGGATCTAAATATTTCTTTTTAGCACCATCAACGACAGCTCTATAATTTGGATTAGTTATCTTTGCTATATTTTTTAATATATTATTTACTTCGTTCTTTTTCATACCACTAGACAAATCTGTCTTATCAATCTTAGTTAATTTATTAGTTAATTCATTAGTTAATTGGTCAGACAAATCTGTCGCCTGTTTTGGACAAATCTGTCTACTACTTTGGACAAATGTGTCTACTGTTACATTGTAATTAATCTCATATTCAGTAGCTCTGCCAGTAGCTCCTCTGCGTACCTTGCGTAAAAAACCATATTTAATTAAGCAATTAATACCCCTGGTTACACTCCTGGAATGCAATCCAGTATCTTCAGCCAACCTGGCATGACTAGGATATAGTTTTCTGGTTTTATTATTTTCTCTATCTAATAAAAAAAACATAACCCGCCTGGCGGCATCGTTAAGTTCTTTTCTTGAATTTACCAGTTTTAGCAGCTTCCATTTTTGTATCATAAATGTTAAAATCAATCCTTTTGTGTATATTTAATCTGCTTTTGTATATGCTCTGCCGCCTTCCTGTATCTGTTATCTTCCCTTTGCTGATAATCAAATCCGCTGCTAATACAAAATAGTCGTCTGTTTCGTCAATAATCCAACCCACAGAGAAACAATCAGCCAGACCGATAGAACTAACCTTTAATTCTTTCCAGCCTGTTTCATCTTCCTGGGGATCTTTCCAATTAAAAATTAAAAGATCGGGATTAGTCTTGGAAGAAATCATTTACTCGAACCTTATTGCCAGTAGCCTGGACAATTTTTTTGATGTTAGTCGAGCTAGGTATCAATCCTTGACACCATCGCTGTACCAACCTGGCTGGATTAGAATGATCCGAAAAACCTAATACTTCTGCTAATTTTTGATATGTATAATTATATTTTGTTCTGTATTGTTCTAATGTCATAGCATAAATATCTATATTATTTTTTTTATTTCAACTTTTTTTATATTTTTTTTTCCCAGGGTATTGACATTATAGCATCAGTCGCTATATTCATTATAGGAGGTACGAAAATGAAACTACTAACTGCAAAACAAAGAGAAAAGCTGGTCGATGCTTATCAAAAAAATATGATGTTAAGCAACGCAAATGTAGACCATCTTGAACACAAACAACAGAAAGACAAAGCCATTGTCAAACTGTTTAATCCTACAGGAGCTGGTACTTGGTATCTTACTGAGTTAAACCCAGATACAAACGTAGCATTCGGTCTTGCTGGTATCACAGAGTGGGAGCTAGGCTACATTGACTTAAACGAACTAGCAGCCTTTAAAGGTCAGTTCGGACTAGGTATCGAGAGAGATAGATGGTTTGAGCCAAAGACTCTCGATGAGATCCAGAAGGAGGTGCAACAGTAACCATGAAAAAAAACTATAATCAAAAAATTCTTACTTTGCACATGAGATTAAATAAATCTGCAGATTTAAGAGTCAGAAAAATAATCAGAGCTGAAATTGATAGACTAGCACAAGAGGAAAGAGAATTAAAAAAGAAAAAAAACCAGGTAGTCTACAACAACAAACCAGATCCAGTAATTAGCATCAAAACTTACGAAATAGATGCAAACGGAAAAAGAGTTTTAAAGGAGGTAAAACAATAATGATGAGAATAGACTACGGAAACAAAATCCTAAAAATTGGAGATGGTAAGGTTTTAACAATGATTAGAGCCTTAGACGAATACATCATAACTATAAAAAATATGCTGGAAGAAGAAAGACCAGGTTTAATTTATGATGAGAACATGAAGCTCACAAACTATGGCAGACAAATGAAAGACGAAAAGAAAAAAGCACATGACATAATTAACTGGATGGAGCATATAAGAAACTAATGGATAAAAACGAGATCTTAGAACAAAAAATGAACGAAGCCTACAATAAGGCTATCGACAGTTTAGCCAGGTACAAATTTGAAATGTTTGGATACTGGAGCAGCAGCTGGGTAAAGTACAACCAGCTCTGGGGAGAGTTTGGTAACAAAAGAAAACCAAACCCTTTTAAACAATTAGTACAAGAAGCAAACAAAATGATGGGAGGTCTTAAAAGAGTAGCATGATCGTATATCAAAATAAAGATGGTGAATACTTAAAGCCTGGAGGATTTACCAGGCTGAATGGTGGCAAAAGATTAAGCAGAGTCCAGTTAGCATTACTACAATTAAAGAAAGTAAAAGTTAAAGAAATCACTATGCAGAATGGAAAAAAATATTTTATTCCCGAGAGGACTTGACATTATAGCATTAGTTGCTATTTATATTGTAGGAGGTACTCAATGAAAACAGTAATCACAAAGAAACCAAACGGACAGATCCTAGCTGCGGTAGCTGCGGTCAAACAATTCAAAGAGGTTAAGACTGGTATCGGTACTACTGCCAAGTTCTACAGAGATAACGAAGGCAACCAGTACCTGGTCTACGAAGATGACAACAACCAGGTAGTACAAATAGAAAGAATGGAGGACTAACAAATGAAATACGAACTACACCAAATACACTACTCAGACGCAGAAATCGACAAGGTAAATGCTGAAGGTCATGACAGTGTTGATAAAAATAAATTACACATTGACATGACTGTGCGTAGAAACCAGATAGAGCTTCTAGCCAAGGAAGCCTGGAACAAAGGTTACTACACTCATGTATCTAACATCGAAACAGACCAAGGTCTGGATGGTGTTTTCCAGATTGGCAACATCGGCTCTGAGGAACACATCGAGAGATTAGCTCCGATGTATTCTACTTCTGTCGGTGATATCATAATCGACAACAAAGGTAAAAAATTTGTTGTAGCAAGTTTAGGTTTTAAGGAGGTAGCATAATGTTTAACGAAAAATTCTGGACTAAGACAATAGCCATATCAAACTACCAGGTGCTAAAATCTGCAGCTGGTTACTACATCGGCAGATCTTCTGTCGAGGAAACTTCTAGCGGTGATAGATACCCAGCTCCCTACGACAGAGCTTCTGGTTACTATGCAACAGAAGAAGCAGCCAAAAAAGATTTACCAAAATACAAGGAGGTACAATAATGACTAATATACCAAACTTTAAAATAACTCTTAAAACTGCATATAATTTATTTAAGAGTCAAGACGTACACCAGGATGGATTGTTTACAGACTGGTTACACGAACAAATAAATAAAAACGATCACTATGATATTACAGATACTTTCTTTTTACACGATGTGTTGAAAGAACTTAACATTAACCATAGTGATTTAGAACCTCATAAAAAAGGTTTTACATACAAATATTTTGACGACTATCCAAAAGTATTAATTAGAGAGGTAAAGGTACAATAATGCTTAACGAGATCTTAACATTAACTGTACACCTGGGGATGGCTGCGGTCATCCTCTGGTTAGTCTACGAATTTTTTGGAGATAAAAATGATTGATGTCGGTAAAGAGCTAGAGAGCTATCGAGCCTGGTTCGATAAGGTAGATCCAGCAGCTCCTGGTAATTATAAAAAAAACTTAATTTCAGCTTACTTAACTGGTGAGAGTCCATTTAAAAATTTAAAATATTACGATGATAAAGCTAAGTTAGGCAAACTATTAGCAGATTTATATCTTATGGGTATTATCTGGACTCAACACTATGATGCAGCTGCTTGTGGTAACCTGGATAAATACCTGGCAAAAGGTAAGTACAAAACAATTTGACATGATAGCAGTTACAGCTATATTGGGATAAAATATGGATCAAATATCATATGTTGCGGATTACTGGTTAAAACATGGACTAGACCATTTATCACCGACACAAAAAAATAAACCATTGTGTGCCTGGTGGTATGAATATGTTTTTAAAGACCAGGAATGGAGAAGAAAAAAGAAACCTAGTGCAAAAATGAAGGCGGGTATATCTGCACAAATAGGCTGGGATAGTTATGTTTTAAAAGATACATCAGAAGATCAGTCTGTAGATCTAGCAATAAAAGATTATCAAAAACAAAAAGGTTTTTTTATTGATGATGAAAAAGAAATGAAACAGTGGGAAGTAAACCTGGAAGCAATACCAGCTGTTGTAAAAAATTATATCCAGGCATTAAAAGATCTGGATATAAAAAAACATACTACGATTAATGCAGAACATTATGTAGATCTACAAATGGATGGAATTGAAATACCCTGGATTGGTAGAACAGATTTAGAAACAAAAGAATTTTTTATAGAAGCAAAAACTAAATGGCAAAAGAGAGCTGGTAAACCCAGGAAAGATGGCACATACAATTATGGAAAAGTTGCAGTAGCTGCAGAACCAGAAGCAGCTCATGTAGACCAAGTGTCTTTCTATGCAGCAGCAACAAAAAAGCCAGGCTATTTAATTTATGCAACACCCTATGAATACAAAGTTTTCAGCACAGACGAGTCCTCCGCATTAACCGCTGAAACTAGGGAGAGCTGTATGAAAGATTTTTATCGTACAGCTCTTACTAGGCAAAATTTAATTAAGCTATCTGATGATGCGGAATATGTAGCTAAAAATTTTATCCAGCCAGATTTTAAAAATATAAATTACTTTGGATACTCTGATGCAGAACTAGATGAGGTAAAAAATTTTTATGGTCGATAAAGTACAAATGTCTAACGAGGAAAGAAAAGCCAAGGAGCAAAAGTTCCAGGCTGAATGTCGTGAACGACTAAATAAAAAACAAAAAGTAAAATGGGTATGGTTGCACATAAAGGAGGTAACAAATGCAAACACAAGAAAAACTTAAACTAGCAGTAGCTGCTTATGAAAAAGATTTTGATAAGAATGGCATAACTGTACGAGGTGGTAAGAAATATGGCACAGTCAATCAAAGACTGAAAGCCTTTAGAACTTACTTTCCAGATGCATCTATAACGACTGATGTAATTAAAAATGAAAGAGTCCAGGTCAAGAACCTGGAAACCGAGGTTGTAGTAATGAAATGTACTATCAGCCTGGATGGTCAAGTGATATCAACAGGCATAGCGGAAGAATTTAGAGAAGGATCATCTCCCGTTAATGTTACAAGTTTTTGGGAAAACTGCGAAACCAGTGCGATTGGTCGTAGTCTTGCCAATCTAGGTTTTAGCGGACAGGAGTTTGCATCTTATGATGAGATACAAATAGCGGAAGCTAAAAGCCAGGCTATCAATGGCTCTGGCACAATGTTTGATAAGTTTACTGCAGCAATACAAAATGCAAAACATATTGGACATCTAAAGAAAACATCAGCTGAATATAAACAGTGGCTCGATGGTTTAAATAAAGAAGATAAAGATATAGCCAGGAACATCTGGTTAAAACGAAAAGAACAAATCAGTTCATTACAAGAAGGGAAAGTAATACATGAATAAAAAATATCTTAATATGTTTCCAGGAGATGATCTAAAAAATGCGATGTCATCTTTTGGTAAAAAACCATTAGGTAAATCTCATAGCCAGGGATTTACACCTAAAGAAGATATCGTATTAAAAGCTGGTCAAACTTATTCATTAACACTATGGAGTGGTACAACACAAAATGGTCATCCTAGTATTAGTTTAGCGATAGAAGATTGGCAGCCATTTACAGGCGGTAGTTCTAACAATGCAGAAGGAGCTGCAGCTCCGAGCAACGATGATGCTCCATTTTAATGAAGCAGCTTAGAACATTAAAACATTACACCCAGGGAGAAATATTAAACAAACAAGAACGAGAAAGAAAAAAAAATAAAAAGTTTGTTGAAAAAAATATATTAACTCCCTGGTATTTTAAAAATAAAAAAGAGGATGAATGTCTGAACAAATAGATCCAGATCATTATAAAAATAAAAACATAGAAACATTCTATGCAATTACCAGTCAGCTACCCCCAGTCCAGGTCATTGGTTTTTTACGAGGTCAAATAATGAAATATATTATGCGGCTCGGTAGTAAACACAATGACAGTGTGGATGCCATGCTGATGGATGCGGGTAAAGCTGATTGGTATTTAAGTAAATTAATGCAATATCTTAACGATCATAAAGATAAAATAGATGGCTAGAGATTGGTATTCCAATCTGAAACAAGAAGCCTATAGCAAATGGCATCGTCAGTTTGATGGTATTGCTATGATAGATGTAGACTCTGTTGAATGCTGCAAGGTTTGTTACGAACCCCTGGCTATTATTGAGGTAGCGATGGATAAAGGTCAAGACAAAGCCTATACATTAATTAAAAAGATTGCAGATAAGATGCAGCTCCCAGCTTTTGTTGTTTTGTATACTGTAGAACAAGAGGAGATAACACAATTTAGAATTAGACGAGTTAGTCCACAAGTATCTAAGACGTACAGGGTAGCAGCTCCAGAGCTGTGGCTCTCCTGGTTAAGAAGTTTGCAAGGGGAATGTAAAAGCTGTAGTTTAAATGTTGAATGGTGAAATTTATTTTATGGGTAACAATGTGTATTGGTAATCATTGTAGCAAGATGCATAATATTTATGATACATCCTACAAATGCCAGGAAGCATCCATTGATCTGCTATTAGTCATGCAGAAACATGGAGTAGAAAATTTCATCATTATCTGTGAAAAAAAACGCAGCATATAAAATTAGATCTCAACAATGTATATACAGTACAGAGCAGTTGAGCTGCTTGGTCTGCTCCAGGCAGTATATCCATCTAAACATGATCCAGGTCAAATGGGGATTTAAATCTAAGAAAATTAAAAACTACTGTATTCGGTGTTATAACAAGCAATTTTATACCTAAAAAATCGGTTTTAAGACGTTTCTAGGGGGTACTTTTGGGATGGCTAGTATGATTAGCCACCCCTTTTTTTTTGATTATATGTCCACAATCAATGCAGCTCCAAAACTCCAGGTGTTTATCACCCAGGCATGGATATTTCTTACATTCTGGACATCGTTCTAATTGAGATTTTTTTTTATATTCTTCTTGCTGCTGCCTGGTCTTGCGTAACCAGTCATACCAGTGCATTAGATAACACCAGTAACTAAACCTAGAACAACCAAGGCTATTGCTAAGACTATGAACTTACCTTTTTTATTAAGGTTTTTCCATTTAGCAAAAAGGTTATCCATTCTTTCCAGGACTTTGTTGAAATGTTTACCCATTCTGTACTCCTATTTTTTTAGTAGCTTCATCGCACCACTAGCTCCTTTAATACCAAAACTTGCACTGATAGCAATATATAAAAGATGTTGATAATAAGTGGGTAAACTATGTAGTGCTTCAAAACCAGCTTTAATATGTGGTGTCATAAAAGGTATGAAAACTAATACTGCTGGTAATAATAGAACTATTAGTGCTATTTCATCTTTAATACTGGAGTCCATTTGACTTACAGCTGATGCTTCCCAGGCTACCTTACCCGCTATCTGATCTTCTTTTAATTTTGTTTTAGCTTTAATTTCTGTTACAGCTAATTCTGCTTTTGCTTTCTTAGTTGCAACGAAGCCTTTGACTGCATCGCCTACAATATTAGCGATTGGTGATATTAACATATTTAACATTTATTTATTGGTGTATCTAAACTACACTCTCCCTCATCTGATACATATAACAATCTTACTCCTATTTTCTTTTGTACTGGTGTCGGAGATCTGTAAATAAAATTATTTACTTTATTAGCTCTTTGACCAGATCTTCTATAACTAGAAGATTTTACATCGACTAGCAATATAGCATGATCTTCTGGATTATAACACATAAAATCAATGGGAGATTGTACAGCTTTTTTGCTATAAACAATAAAGCCTTGTTTTGTCAGCCAGTATTCAGCTGTAATTTCAGATTGAAAACCTTTTAATATCCTTTTATCCATGTAGTATGCGAATATTCGCTACCTACTAGATATAGTATATAATATTTTATAAAAATAAATCTCTTAATAAGATAACTAAATTAGTAAAGACCAGGAAACCTACAGACCACATAACTTTACGAATGTCTGATATATCTTTTTCAATATGTTTTAAATGATTGTTTTGGATTGTATTTATTTTTTCAGATATAACAGCGACTTTCTTATCTAGGTCTGCAAGTTTGTCTTTTTGTGTGGTCATGCTGCTTGGGGATTTTTTTGGAACTTAACTTCCAGAAGCTCTGCTCTTAGTTGTCTATTCTTTTCTTTTTCTGCTTCTATCATATCTAGTGCCATATGATAAGTCTTTTTCATTTCTTTATATTCTTGTTTAATTGTGTGAGCTTCTGCTTCAGTCATGTCTTTTCCTCTCTTTAAGTAATGTTGATGAGGATCTAAATTATTAAATTCCATTTTCTTGTCAATCCTATTTTATACCAGACAGTGGATTTTCTAATGCTTTCTTTATTTTTAGGTCTAATTCTTTTTCTAATTCTTTAATAGATTGTTCATATAATCTTAACTCATCTCTAGTAGAGTTCTTGATAGAATTAACTAATGACTCTGTATGCCTGGAGTCTTGCTCAAGTTGCCTTACGTCAGCCTTTAAATCATCTTTAAGTTCTTTTGCGGTAGAAGCCACTAGCTCTACTTCTTCTAAAACCATAGATATTTCACCCTGGAGCATATCTACTTGCTGTTGCACCAGGTCAATTCGTTTGTCAAACCCGCTAAGATCTGGAGCTGTATACTCCTGGATCTGTAATTCCATAGACTGCCATCTTGACCACAGCTCCGCAGCTCCCCATATACCACCAGCTACTGTAGATAGTAAACTAATAATTATAAATAATTTACCACCTTTAAATTTTATACCTTGATATTCTAGTTCTGCCATTGACTGTCTACCATTTCATTGATTGCCAGGTAATCCATATATCCTATTATGTTTGCTCCATTATCTTGTATCACATCCTGGGTATTATAGAAAGTTAGATCCTCATAGTAATTAACATCCTGGATCTGTGTGCTTGTTAGATCTGTAAAACTAATATCAGACAATACCACCATCAGAGCTAGTTGTGTAGTTTGTGCTTCGTTAGATGCTTTATCTTCTTGTTTTGCCATTAACTTGTTAGCAATTTTTTGTTTAATTTCTTTCGGTTGTATAACTTCTTGTTCGGTTTCTTCCGCATCCTCCACAGTGGACTCTGTAGCATCTTCGCTACTGGATTCCATCTCAATCGCTTCTTCAATCTCTGCTTCAATCTCTATTATTTCTGGTGCTTCTTCTATTGTTTCTGTCATTTCTATCATAGGTTCTTCTGGAGCTACATCGGTAAAGTCCATCTCAATAACTAAATCTTCTGTATATATATTTTCTAAAACAATCTCCATCTGGACATCCTCTATTTGAATACTATCCTGGACAATATCTTCTACGACATCCAGGATAATTTCAGTAACAATATCAACAGTTTTGTATTGTATCTCCAGGAACGGATCTGAGATTATTCCTCCGAACATACCGCTAGTATATCCAGCATCAACAGACCAGATATCCATCTTAAAATTAACATCTGTATAGTTATTAGCACCGATACTTTGTGTATATTTGTAGTCTTTAACACCAGAATAATCCATTTCTACAGTGTGTTCATAGGTGTTGATGGAGCTGCCATCTGATTTAGTTACATTTAATTTAATGGTAAAATAATCTTTACAATCACCCGTAGTATTTTGACAGCTAGGAACAGAAGTATTAGATATATGGCTTTCTATAGATGCACCATATTCAAAATCAAAACCCTGTTGCATTTCTGCAACACTTAATCCCTGGTCTTTTAAGGAGTATTCTTGACTAATAATACCACCTCCCCCTGGTATTTCTCCCCTTTGATTAGCTCTACCCGTACATACTTCACCATCTTCTAATGCACCAGAGTAGCTGCACTGCTCTGTCGAAGCTCTGTCGTATGTAGTCCAGGTATCAGCTGGATCTAATATGTTTCCTGTAGTGAGATCTTCTGCTTTAGAATAAGAGCAGACCAGTAGTAATAAGAAACAGACCTTTAAACAAAGCCACATTCTGTGCATCACTAAATTCCTTTGGTTCTTTTTTTCTATTGTTTAGTAACTTCTCTTTGATCTTAGATCCTTCTGGCATCATATCTATATTGGCTAACCAAATCTCTTTTGCATCTGCTGCAATTTTACCCTCGATAGGCGGATAAACTCCAGACATCCATAACGCATCGAACACCTGGCTGTCTTGTGCCAGGATAGCTACCGCTGGAACTTTAAGGTTTAATGCCATCATCTGCCTGGATAATTTAATCCTAACACAATTTTCGTCTGATACAGTTACTCCTGTACTCACACCTAATATCTGTGTGGTAACAGATCCCGAATAGGCACTAACACAGACATCGCTATTAACTATGCTTATGCCTGGTGATATTGCCGATGGAGGAGCTTTGTCTACTGTATTGGATGAAACTGTAGAACTTACTGTACTTACAGTATTTGTTTCAGCATATGTTTTTTTACTAAACCCAATAAATAAAACTAAGGTTATAATAACTATAGAACAAAACCAAGATAACCAATCTTGTTTCATTACCTACAAATACATTCACCATTACAGTATTCACACATGGTCTACTCCTTTGGATATTTGTCTTTTGTAGCTTTTATAGTTGATTTCCAACCATCAATGCCATTGTGATATATGTCATCTAGCTGATCTGCTATTGATGGATATTCAGCAGCTCTTTTTCTCTGATACTCATTGTTGTCGTATGCAGTTTGTAACTCAGCTTTCTTGGCTGATACTTGACTCCATGTAAATAACTGATCTCCATAAATTGCATTACCATTTTCATCTGCACCAGAGATATATTTTACATCAGCCTTGTACTCAGCTTCGTTGCTGGGTTCTCCGTATACCACAATCTCTGCATCCTCTTTGAGAGCTTTGATTGCACTTGCTATGTCGGTCATTTTATTTTCCTTTCTTATGTTTCTAACTCTGATCTTTTGTTTAATATTTGTTGATTTGTAATATTAGGATCATTGTCAATCCATGTAACAGTAAATGTATTAGTATCTACTATTTCTATAGAATAGTGTTCATCTGTTAATGCTCTGATAGCATTGTGAAATAACTGTGTTAGATTTTCATTTGTCATTACGAACTTAACTCCATTATTTGAAACATACCTTCATATACACCTATACTTGTTCCACTTGTTCCAGCCCACTGATTTTTAGAAAATTGAGGGGTATAGGTAATGGCTGATGCTGTTGATGGACTATCCAAGAAAGTTAAAGCCATACAACAATTTAGATAATTTATACCTAATGTATTGGATCTGTTATCATATTGAAATCTTCTACCAGAACCTTCTGCAATAGTAGCTTGAACAATTTTTTCTGTGGTTGTACCACCACTTATTGCTCTTTTAAAATCTAAATCAACATTTAATGCTTGTGATGCTCCTGATACATTATTACCCCAAGTGTTCCATGATAACCAAAATTTTGAAGATGAACTAGCTGGTGTTAATGTAATGGCTGAGTTTGTAACATCTGTAAAAGAAGCTGAATTATCTGTAGTTGTTGCATACTGTGTTGTACCACCATCTTGATAAACAGCTAATATTTTACCACCAACACCACTAGGCAAAGCAGTAATAGCAGTAATTGATTGATTGTTTAATTTAATTAAGCTCATGCTAGTACCTCCATTAGTGTAATTGAACATGGGTTGAAACCAAAGAAAGTAGTTTCATTTGTATTATTTACAGACCTAAAAAATATTTTATAGCTTACAGAACTTGTGCTTGAGGGTGAGTCTAATAAAATCCATGTTTGATATCCTTTATATATAACTTCATTATCAGCACCTCTTTCTGCCTTACCACCAAATCTTCTACCAGTTCCATCTAAAGATGATGAATCTCTATATATTTTATATTCACCTTCTGCATGGTCATTAGATGCGTTTTCGATTTGACAATAGATAGACATTTGAATTAATACTTTGCTAGATGTAGATGTTGGAGTTATAGAAGCAGAAACACCACTATCACTAAAACTTGTGCTAGTAGTTGTTTGGTTTGATGTAAAATTAGTTGTTACCACTTGACCAATTTTACCAAAACTTCCATCAGTCTTTGCATAAGTTACAGCATCATCAACTATATTAGAAGTATTGACTGTGCCAGATCCTATTGTCGTTAAGGTGATTGCTCTTTCTGCAAGAATAAAATCTATAGAGTCTGAAGAAGTTAAAGCTGAAGCAAATACAATCGTGCTACCTGATACTGTGTAGCTTGACTGAGGTTTCTGGATCACACCATTTAAACTAACTGTTAAACTCTCTGCACTACTAGGTACAAAT